GTCAGCATTTTATTTATATGTTGTAACTATTGCTGGGTGATTTGCTTCAGAAGAAGAGCGCAGCTAACGAATCAAAGGGATTTGCAGCGAAAGAATTCAAGGCATCAGCGGCGACCTTCGACACTGCCATCTCAACTGACTGTACACCACCTTCGATAAACGAACCGAGTGATGAGTGGATCACGGAGGTCGTATGTTCGGCGATGTCAGACTTAGGAGGATTAGGTTTGGCGGTGGCGGTAAGGGAACGCGCTGTGGTTAGCGGGTTGAATTCGATGTTCATAAACCATTCGATGTTCAAGACGGTGGCGGAGGCAGGGGCGCCGGAGACTTCAATCCATAAGGAGGTCCAGTCACTGGTGAACGTCGTATTGGTGGACTGTGCAATGAAGTCGCGAGCTCCAGTCCCAGCTGGTTGTGAAATCCATGCGAATTCCATGCCGGGCTGTAGAGCTTTGATGGCGACCTCAGAGTACAATTCAGTGCCTATGGTGTAGGCGGTGGAGACGGCAGGAGCAGGAGCTGTTCCAAATGTAACCAATCCTGAGCTGTTGGTAGCGGAGAGAACGTTTCGAACGACACATCCGAAAGAGACGATTCTGTACGTGCTGCCAAAGGAGGCGAGGAGACTTGAAGCCTTGTAGGTTGTGGCGGTTGCGACCGTAGTTGCTGTGGTTCCGACCAATGTTGAGCCGATGTAGCCAAACGGGGCTGCGGCATTGAAAATGCCGAGACTGTTCCCTGAGGCGTCGACTGAGATATTGGTATTGCCTCGAAACTGTTCGGTAAGCGTGCAGGACGCAGTACCATCGGGCCACTTCGAGCCCTTCGACGCAGGGCAGAAGGGGTCCGTGACGGAGCACGCAGCTCGTACATGGTGAGGGCGTGCACTGCGGGAGGGAGCAGAACGTTTCTGTTTCGGGCGAGGAACAACCGGACGTAGGTCCTTGTTCCCGGTAAGCGTAGGAGGACCAGCCGACTTGCGGCGGGCATTCCTCTTCTTGTTACCCTTAGGCATTATGAATGAATGAGTTTTGGTGTTTGTAAGCTAATAACGAAATGTAAACATAACGACCCGCGTTGAGTCCACATCAACGCGCGTTACCAGCTGAGCCCCCACTGGGCTCACTCCCCCGCAGGGGCCTTCAATTCCTCTACCGAGAGGCTGCCGAACGTCACCTTATTGACATCAACAGTGTCAATGGCGCGTGGTGGGGCAGTTTTCTTGGCAGCTGGTTTCACCTTGGGTTCAACTGGTTTCAGGTTGAAAACAGCCAGAGTCTTGGCTATCAACAGACCTGGCGTGGGGTCCCAGTCATCATAGGTGTACTCACGTCCCTCGTCGTAAAACACGGGGGCGTCGAGTAGCTGTTCAAGTGTCGTCACTGACTCGATCCAAAGGGTCAGCTCAGACAATCTCAATAGTGGAAGTTCATCTTCCGCAACTTGTTGCATCCAGGGTGCATACTCGTTCGGGTACTGCACTGAAATGTCCCAGTCATCTCCATACCGAGCGCAAGTGCCGGTGGATACAAGACCAGGGTTCAATGAGAGCACCTTCTTAACGAGTGGCCCAATCACAGGAGTAGAGGAGTCAGTTAAGGCAAACGACAGTGACTTCTCATACAACTTCTGCAATGGAGGCAAGTTGTTCTTGGCGGTTAGATGGAATTTCTCAAGCTGTCTCTTGAGAGAGCACATTGAATCCGGTTCCCCAAACCAAACTCCAGGACCATATATGCGAGCCAGAAAATTGACACCGGTGTCGCCACGTTGGTAGGTGGGACACTTAAGAATAAAACCAACATCGCGTGCAGCGCGGATCATTGTTTTAGGGTCACTGTCACCAAGCAAACCATCATCACCACCAGCAAGGACTTTCTCAAGAAGATAGTCCCATGATGCCTGATAGTCACGTGTTTGAAGGTAACGAGCGTAAAAACAAATGAACAAGTTCTCTATGGTGTTCCAGAGGGATGTGCCCATCTCCCCGGAGCCACGTGAAAACTCTTGGTCATATCTGGTGCCATGTGTGGTAACAGCCCTGTTACCATAGGCAAGCGAGTGTGCCTCATGAAACGCATCAAGGTGCGCGGGCTGGAAAAACCTGTTGGCAACTGCAGCTTCAATCTGTCGGCAAAATTCATTGACAAAGCCATCCATGCGGGAAATGTCGG